ATACAACAAAGAGACTGCCGCACCGTCAAGTTTGGGAGTCCATGTTACTATTCCTTTATAATTTTTTAGGGGATTTTTCTTTGAATGTTCGTGTTCAAACACTTTCTGAAGGGAGTACATGCGGAATGCATGAGGGATTCTACCTGTAGTTGTGCCTACTTCTTCATAACCAGAAACTCTTGCTAATTCGTCAAACTCTTCATCTGATATAAAAGGTTCTCCTTTATAGTAGGCTTCTGATGCTTTTCTTAAATATTCTTTTATATTTTCCATTATAATATTATAACAAAAATTAAGGGCTATGTCAAGTAATAAATTTAGTTAAGGTAAATTTTATCTAAAATATCTTTGAAGTGAGTTTCTAGAATCTCTTTTGCTTCGGCTAATGATATAATTTCAACTAAGCCTTCAAACAATGATCTAGAGTTTTCAAAATTTAATACCATATGAACTCCTTTATCTGAAGGTTTAAAATCTCCTTCAAAATCTAAGTAATACTTTCTAATATGTAAGTATTCTACTCCTCGAAATTCATTAATTGTTAATTTAATTTGTTCAGCACCCTCTTTAGATTGACTGATAACTTTTTGATACACCTCAGGTGCTTCATCTACTTTCACTTTTTGTTCCTCAAAATTGATTGTAGAGGAGCAATATGTGTTACATTCGCAGGTCTTAAAAGTCTATATGAATCTGTATCCCAGCAAAAGAGTAAAACTGTATCATCGGATTCTTTAGCTCTATTCTTTTTACTTTGGATATATTTATTATCAAAATTTAAGGTACATACATTGTATTTTAACTTTTTAGAGTTTGTACTCCTATAAGTTATTATAGCATCTTCATACTCAGTTACAACGTCCTTGAATTTCCATTTTTCCACTAAGATTCTCCACTACTATCAAGAAAACTCTTTCTGTTAGTAATGGTAAAATCTAATTCATTGTGGTAATGATGTTCGTGAAATAAACTGCAGCTTTTCCAGTTAATCTATCTATAATACCTTGATCAATTTCTTGACCAGCATCTTGTATAGCATCTGATAATGCACTCTGTGCATCAGCTTTACTAACTCGACTGCCGCCCGTAGAATTGCTACTAGAACTCGTTGGTGCTTTTTTCACATATACACCTGCTCTTGTCAAAATCATTCTGACTCCGTTAGGGCTTTCACCCAAACTGTCAGCAACGTCTTTAACAATTTCCATACTTGTTTCTGGAGTTGGTTCTAATTCTGTATAAAGATTAACTGCTTGTGCTTTCTTGTTATCGTCCCAAGCCATTCTTCTTCTCCTGTTTTTGCCACGATAGCCGGGACACGTCCCTATCCTATCGAGCATTTCGTTATAAAATCTGTCGCCCATAATCTTTCCAATTATTATATCTATAATAACAAATTTTAAGGGCGATGTCAAGAACTATTTTTTAAATTCTTAATCGTCGTTTCTTTTCATTATGGATTCTGTATATCCATATACCCACCTTTTTCTATAGTCATCTGATAAAGCAAGAGGTAATCCCACCACAGGTAGTAAAAAGTTTATTAATACAGCATACAATATAAAGTGTAAAACTGTGTAATTAACCATAGGGTTATCGGGTTGTTTTTCTTTTATAATCTGAACAATAAATCTCCATGTTCTGATTAATGTTAGATACCATGTTGATACCCAAAAAGCAGCAAGATATTGCCACCATACTAGATTTTCTATTAAACTCATAAAATTCTCTCATATCCTTTTGCCCTTTTATTAAATTTTTTTATTTTTTCTGTTCAAGTTCATGTAGTAATATTACTGCATAGTGTATAATCTTAAACAAATCTTCCTCTCTTTTTTCCCCACTACCTTTCTTCCCAAAGCGTTGTGCATATTTTATTATATTACCTAAACAAAAGCCTTCACCTAAACCACAAGCATTTATAAATTCTGTAGCTTGTATACTACTCTTTGCATAGTGTCTATTATAGGTAGAACTTATATAATCCCCTACTTTAGCTAGTATTTGTTTTTCGTTGAATTTTCTCGTCATTGGTTTTTTAAGTGGTGGATTGTAATTATCAATCATCTCCATTTAGTTTCTCCCTAACTATATCCATTCCAATCTTTTTAATGTATCCCAAAGAACGTAGACGAAACAAATCCAAAAGCCTCGTCTATAAAAGTCGGCTTTATCTTTTTTATTCCATTTATCATCATTCATTAAAAATATGGGTGGGGTGTTGTTCTTTGTACTTCATTACTAAAAAATCATAATTTTTTGTAAAATAAACTTCAAAGTTTTCGTAGGGTACTTCACCTAATCCACTTCTTTCTTCCATATTTTCATAATATAACATTCTGCAATAGTTAATAAATGGTGTATTTTCAAATTTTGTTTTCATTTTTATACTAAAAGGAGACCAAACTTAGTGTAGTGGATAGACAAACATCATTTTTAAAAATATGTAATTGTCGATTTTGTATCCTACTTATTAAGTTTAGTCCCCAAATTTGTTAAGATATTCCTACAGAAGTTAAGTAATTTAACATAGATTTAACGGTGTGCATTTCTTCAATTTCATTATCAGGTATTTCGATCCCAAATTCTTCTTCAATATTTAAGATTAACTCTACCGTGTCTAAAGAATCTGCACCTAAATCCTTCATAAAATTCGAATCTAATGAAATTTCATCTTCTCCAAGGTCTAATTGTGTTGCTGTTAAGCTAATAATTCTAGATTGTATACTCATTTTTATCCTTTGCTGTTAATTTTATCTTTAGCTGTTCCAGCATATAAGCCGAACCAAGCTGCTCCTGCACCTACTATGATACTAACTAAACCTGATTGTTCTAATGTTGGTTCTGGTAGTTCCATAAACCATATCGTACAATAATACAATAAGAACATATACACACTTAGAAATGCTCTTGGAAATATTCTCCATGCGTCTACCATATTGGAAAACCATATGTATTTTTGCCATGGATTTTCAGGCTCTAAAGCCATTTCCATTTCCATTATTTTTGCTTTTAGTTCCCCTATTTCTTGAACCATAGCCATAAACTTATTTAAGTCTAATTCTACTTCATTACGACTCATGTCTCCATGAAAAGATTCGTGTCCGTTAGACATTATTTTTCTCCCGTACCCTGACTAAGGGCTTTGTCATAAATGACTAATGTTTATCCATGTCTTTGATAAACTTATAATCCTTTTCTTCCATATCCATATCTATAGGTTCCACACTATAGCTATACACTTTTATAAAGTCAGATATAGCTTTAAGAGGATTGTAGCCAAGATCTTCGAAGAATTTTATCCACGTTCGCGGATTGTTTTCTACATCTGTCTTGACAATTACTTCTATTTTATAAAGTTGTTTTACTGTCATATTAATTCTTTAATTAAAATCATAAGTATAAAGACTATAAATACCCATTCAGCTGGGGAATCTATCATTCCAACGATAAAATTTATTATCTTCACGTTTATAAAACCAACCTTTATACTTATGATTACTTAGAGGACATATACTTTCTACAAAAGTATGTCCCTTTTTTGTAAAAGTTCTTCTTTTTAGACCTTTATCAGCCCAGTAGGCTCTAAGTGTGTCATCAAAATCATTCATTCTTCTACGTCCGGTTGTAGCGGCATCCACCCTGCTGGTGGTGTACCACATGAGTCCGAATTGTTAATCATAGTAAATGCTTCAACTATATACTCCTCAAGAGTCATTCCCCTTGAAGCAGCGTGTTGTCCCATTTTCATTACAAAATCGTCTGAGACCGTAATAGTTTCGCCTTTATATTTGATTTCCAATTCGGACTCCGTTAAAGTTATTTAATATTAATTAACTTAGGTTTTTCACTCTCTGGAACATCAACTTTTAGTTTTAATACTAATAGTCCTTTATTCATTCCAGCGCCATCAACTCTTACATTCTTGCCTAGAGTCCATTGCCGTTTAAACCTTTTACCACTAATACCTTTGTATATATAACTCTCGGTATCAGTATCCAAGTCTTGCTTCTGAGTTCCTTCTACAGTGAGCGTTCCTTGATGTTCTACAACTTCGATGTCGTCAACGTCCCAACCAGCTAAGTCCATTTCAAGTCTATACTTGTCTTTCCCTTTAATTATATTATATCGGGGATAGTTACTTGTTCTCGAACCCATGTTAGCTAGATCATTGTGTAATCGATCAAAGCCTAGAAAAAACCTGTCAAAGTCGGTCAAACTTAATAATGAATTTACCATTATTCTTCTCCTGTTTAGTCCCTTTCGGTGACTGCGTGAATCCCTTGCGGTGATTCGGTTAATAAAGTCTAGCAAATCCCTGTCCATCGGTGGAAATGGATCTCCTTCCTCGCCCTCGGAACCGAAGCTCCTACTCGTGCCAGACACTTTAGGGGTTTTGTTTCATGCGTAAGACCCCTTACTCCGCTAAAGTAATAATTTCATTTTTATACTATTATTATATCAAATGACAACCATTTTGTCAAGAACTATTTTTTAAATTCTTCACTCAGGCCATTCATCCTTTATCCTACTTGTATATATGTTTTTCATACTATGAACACCGCCTCCAGTTGAACTCTCTGCACCAGTAGTAGCGGGTTCTAAAATAACAA